CGGGAACGATTGGAGACCAAACTACAGCCGCTCGCGCACTAGGTTCGACGTCGCAAGGGATTTGCTTGGGTTGCCGCCTAACCTCACGCTTTATGGAGCACGTCACGCGGCGGCGACATACCTGACCAAGCAAGGCATGGCGACGGCAAAAATCCAATCATTCATGGGACATAGCAGCTACAAGACGACCGAGAAGTACGTCCACGTAGAGAACGAAGACCTCGTCCAAGCTGTCGAATTTCTCACCCCAACGCTTGGGGGCGAGAGCAAAATCCCCGACAGCAGTGAAGTGGTTGCTTTCAAGAAAGCCTTATAGTACAGGCTCTTGCCTATGGGGCCACGTGGCGGAGTGGTTACGCGCCGGTCTGCAAAACCGCTGTCAACATACTTCCCCTTGTAAACGTAATTTTCTGACCTATACAAGCAACCGGGCTCGCTACGGCGGGCCCTTTTGCGGCTCTAATACCTTCCATCTGTCAAAAGACTTCCCAGAAGGCACATCTGCTGTTCTGTCAATGAGTTAGCCGCTAAGCCTCAGGGGGTTTAGCCAAGACAAAAGGAACTGTTCCCCGATGAACGCCATTCCGTCTACTCTGGAATTCGATCTAGCCGTTAAAAAGATCAACACCCAAGACACAAGAGCTAGGACCAACGAAGGCTTCAGCAGCACCCTAGGTGCACGCAAGCTCACCGAGCGCAGCCTTAAGGCCGTGACGGCTGGTGTCGTTGATGCATTGAACAACAGCCACAAGCTCCGCTCCGACAGCATGGAGTTCCGGCTCCAACGTGTCCTTAGGGGCCTGCAGCCCGAGGTGATCGCACTGGCGTGCCTCATGCCTGCGCTCAACAGCGTGGCCCTCGAACACACCCACCGTGACGCCGCGCTGGCCATTGGGGGCTCCCTGTGGACCGAGGCTTACATGGCCAAGCTGCTGGTGACCGACAAGAAGGCCGCAGGGTCCATTACGAAGGCCGCTGGCGAGCGCTTCGCCAATGTGAAGCTCAGGCAGGCCAAGGTGATCAAAGACGCCTCCAGCCGCCTTGGGTTCACTATGGAGGAATGGACGCGGCCGATGCGCCTGCACGCTGGCCAGTGGGGCGTGAACATCCTGCTGCAGGCCCTGCCTGACGTGTTCGAGCTTCGCGAAATCCCGAACGATGCAGAGAAGGCGTGGAGTGTCACCGACGAAGCCGCGACCATGATGGACGACGTCGTCAACGATGCCGTGCTGAAGTCTCCCGTGTATCAGCCGCGCACTGTGAAGCCGAACGACTGGACGGACTTCTATTCGAAGATTGCAGAAGACAGGCGCTTCGCGTCCGTCGCGGTCCCCTTGGTCCGCACGCTGCACAAAGAGACCGTCGCTGCCATCAAGCATGCCATTCGCACGGGCCAGATGGACGGCGTTATGCGTGCAGTCAACAACCTGCAGAGCGTGCCTTACAAGCTCAACGGTTGGCTTCTGGGTGTTATCCAGGAATGCGACCATCTGGGCATTGAGGTGAAGGGCGTTCCCGCGAAGCAACCCAAGAAGGTCACGCCGCGCTCGCCTGATGACCTGTGGGCAGCAATGACCAAAGCAGAGCAGGGCCGTCGCGCTGCTCAGATCAAGACCGAGAAGAAGCGCAACCGCATCGACAAGGCTGCGCGTCTCAAGTTCAACATCGACCTGAGCGTCGCCCGTCGCATGCAATTGGCTGACAAATTCTACACGCCGATGAACCTCGACTGGCGCGGTCGCGTTTATTATCTCACGCAGTTCAACTTCCAGCGCGAGGACTACGTGCGCGGCATGTTCCTGTTCGCCAACGGCAAGCCTGTGGGCGAGCGGGGCATCTATCACCTGAAGCTTCAAGCAGCCAATACCTGGAGCGGAGAGCAGAAGCTCGACAAGCAGCCGATGCACGTGCGCGTGCAATGGGCAAACGACAACATCGAGCTACTGCGGGACTACGTTGCGCGCCCTCTGCACAACACCGAATGGACGAAGGCCGACAAACCCTTCGCCTTCCTCGCTGCAGTCCGTGAGTTGGTCAACGCATGGGACAACCCGTCTTACGTCTGCCACCTCCCGGTAGCGTTCGATGGCTCGTGCAATGGCCTTCAGCACCTTTGCGCCATGACCCGCGCGCCCGAGGGCCGTTACGTCAACCTGACGAACAACGCCACGCCTGAGGACATCTATCAGTTGGTCGCGGACGCCGCGCTCAAGAGCATCGAGGCCGACAAGCACAGCGATACCCTGTATTACGCGCAGGGTCCCGCTGACGCTCCCCGCAAAGCTAACGCTACGCTGGGTGACCTCGCGCAACTCGCCATCGAGTATGGCGTCAACCGCAAGCTCGTGAAGCGCAACGTGATGACCTTCGCCTATAGCTCGAAAGAGAACGGGATGAAGGACCAGCACGTTGAGGACACCATCGACGCTGAGAGCCTCAAGGGCAACTATCCGTTCGGCACCACCTTTGCCGAGCAGCAGTTGGCCGCGTCGTATCTCGCCAAGCGTACGATGGCAGCGATTAAGAGCGTCGTGGGTAAGCCTGCCGAGGCTATGGCCTTCATGCAGAAGCTTGCACAGCAACTCGCCCACGAAGGCAAGGCGCTGACGTGGAAGACGCCCATGGGTCTCCCTTGGATCAACCGCTATCATGCGTCCAACGTGAAGGTGATCAGGCTCTCTTGCTACAGCAAAGGCGTCCGCGTCCAAGTCGATACCATGCTGTCGGACGGCTTCGACGCGAACATCGCGAAGCGCGAGGTCACCAACGGCGTGGCTCCTAACTTCGTGCATGCCCTCGACGGCAGTCATTTGCAGGCTTCTGTGAATGCCGCTGCCGACCGAGGTATCGTTGACTTCGCTACTGTGCATGACAGCTATGGATGCCTTCCAGCGGATGCTGATCTCTTCAATGAGGTGATCCGCGAGGAGTTCCTGCGCATCTATGCAGAGACCGACGTTCTGCAGGAGCTTCTCGACGACGCCGTGAAGCAACTGTCGGAGGCAGGCCGCGCCAAGCTGGAAAAAGAGCTTGAGAAGGCCCCTAAGCCCCTCCCGGGTGATCTTCCCTTGGAGCAGATCATCAGCGCCGTCTACGCCTTCGCGTGACCAGATAGCTTCCCCCTGTCAAAAGACTGCGGGGAAGCATCATCTTCCACAAAATCAACTACTTAGCCCCCGAGCATCAGGGGGTTTAGCCAAGACGCCATCCCGGCAAGGCCCAGTCACCCCGGAGATTTCCCATGGAATACCAGACCAAGCATTCCTCTGCCTCCCGCAACTTCCGCAATGACGTGCTGCGCGGCGTCGAGCCAACCATCATCGACCGCGCGACATTGGAGGCACGTGGGATCAACACCGAGGCGCTGGAGCAGCGCATTCGCCAGAGCACGGAGGTTCGCCACTCATGATCCGAAAGCGTCTCTACGACCGGCTGTGCAGCGTCTCGCACACTCCGGCATTCCATGCGTCTCACGGAGTGGCGCACTGCGCTTACTTCGTGGCCGTGATGGCTGAGGGCCATGGCCTGTACGCCATCGTTGGCGGAGTCATGGTCGTCTACTCCCTGATCACTGTGCTGACGACGGAGGAGCACGATGAACATTCCTAACGATCAGCCTTACTTCGTCCATCGGTCCCCTCGTGGGGCCGTTGTTGTTTGTAGGGCTCACGTCGTCACCGAGGAAATGAAAGAGGACGAAGCCTCTGCCTTGGTCCGCGCTCTCAACGAAGAACATAAGAAAAGGACGGCCCTATGAACGGCTCGTACATCAGCGCGCTCACGATCAGCAACACGGCCGACTGGCACGCGACCATGGCCATGAAGGCTTACCGCAAGAAGCAGTGGGAGGCCTATCGGCGTCACATCAGCATCGCGGACGACCTGCGCGCCTAACGAACCACCAATAGCAACCTGCACCCGAAGGCCAAGGGGACGGCTCCGTTGCGCGGAGAAGATGCAGTGAGGGAGGGTACTCGTTTCGCCTCCCATACTTTTTCCCCATCAGCACCAGTCACAGGAGATACCAATGCACACGTTGTATCACGGCACTTCATCCATCAACCTCGACTGCATCAAGAAGGTCGGTCTCGAACCCGGCCACGCCAAGGGCGGCGACGTGTGGGCCACTGAGCACCACATGAGCGTCGGCAAGAACTCCGAACATCGGGGCCCGAACGTGTTCGTCGCGCTCAACAAAGAGCAGGCGGAAGACTTCGCGAACATCGCAGCCGAGGAAATGGGCGGTGATCCGATCATCATCGTGCTGCATGTCCCCGAGAAGGTGTTCGTCACCTTCAAGGTCGACGAGTTGTTCGCAGAAGATGACTACGGGAAGCCTGCAGCGTGGCGTGCTCCCCGGGTCCCTGTGGCCTGCATTGGCGAAGTGTTGCCCGCCACGAAGAAAGCCCCGTTCGGCGGCGGCGACTTCAGCGACAACGCCGTCCTCACTTCGTTTCTGATGGACTTCTTCTCTCACCACTGACCAGTCACCCCTCAATCCAAACGGAGATACTTCCATGACCACCAAGACCGACTTCACGCCGTCCGGTATCAAGCTCGAAGGCCCGTATGAGAACGACCGCAACGGAGAGAACGCCGACCTCTACAAGGCGATCATCCGCGAAGCCTATGGCGTCACCGACGTCATCTGCGGTCACCACCTCGTCTATCAGGTGGAGGACAAGAGGGCTGACGGGTTCACCTACACGTTCGTCGAGGAAGTGCCCAGCGCTGACACGCTGATCTTCGACACCGACGTCGCTCAGAAACTCTGGGGCGACAAGTGGAAGAGTGTCCTGACCATCCTCGCTGTAACCCCCATTGCCGAGCGCGACGCGCTGCTTGGCGAGTTCTACTACAATCGGAGCAAGTAACATGCTGAAGAAAGCTTTTGACGCACTGAAGGTTGGCGACCGCGTTGCTGTGACAGGCACGCAGGATGGCAAGCAGTTCTCGTTCGAGGTCGGCACCATCGTCGACAGTCCCTACGTCTCCGCGTTCGAGCGTCTCGTGCGCTTCGACACGTGGTCTGATGGTCACGGCGTGGGCGAGCATGAGTGGTCGTTCAGCGATGACAACCGCAGGCGGTTCGCCATCACTCCGTTCGTCGAGGTCACGAAGGTCGTCCTCGATCCCAAGCCCGAGCCGAAGCCCCGTAAGCGTCCCCATGGCGCTCAGGAATACAAAGGCAACGGCAAGCACGCTTGGGAGACTGTTACTGCCGAGACCAAGCGTCTCCGCGTACCTGGTGGGTGGCTCTACGGCGAGTACAGCCGCCGCATCGACCGCATCATCAACTCGACGTTCGTCCCCGTTCCCCAAGCAGTAGGATACGCCGTCTAATGAAGAACAACGTCACCATCCGCATGGGCGCGTCCCTCTGGACCGTCACCGTCAAAGGCGCTGATGGCAAGCCGGTCGCGTTCGACCTGTACGCCATGGACAAGGACCAGCGCCGCAACTTCCACCGCGAGTTCATGAAGGCCTACCGGAATGCGTAGCGAGTTCGACCCCACCTACGTTCCCCCGGAGCCTCCCCCGGAGGACCGCATCGCCAAGATGGTCCGCGAGGACCTTGGCGTCACCATCAACCCCCAAGCCCTGCGCATGTTCATTCGGACCCGATGGGCCCGGGTGAGCAAGGCAGCGCACGAGATACATGATGCCTGATCCGCTGAAGTTCATCGGCGCAATGATCCTAGGCATCGTCCTGATCGCTACTGGCGGCATCTGGCTGGGCAACACCCTCGACGAAAGTCGCTGCCGCAACACTGCAGAGGCCATGGGAGTGGAGTATCGCTACTCCATCAACACGCCATGCATGGTGAAGGCCAACGGACAGTTCGTGCCACTGAGCGCCTTCAAGGTCCTGCAGTGATCGTCGCCGTTTTCACAACAGATAAGGCTGCATAAATGAAACAAGACGGCACTACTATCGGACTTCTTGGCGTGGCTGCGTGGTTGATTGGTGTCGTCTTTGTTGGCGCGGGCCAGTTGGGCACATTCGATCCGCCTCCAATGGTGAAGATCGAGACCTCTGGTCCGCGATGCACCTTTGTATATCCCCGGGGCATGACCCCGGGGGCTATCGCGAGGGTCACCAAGAAGCCCAAGACATGCACAGACGGTGACCTTCAAGTCACGTGGGGCCGTTGCGCGCTCCGCTACAACACATAGGCGCTAGACGACTAACGTCAGTGCCGCACTGAGTATTGCAACAAATCTAATATGGCTAAGACTACCGTTATCCTCCCCAAAGGCGTCGCTGTTTTCCCGAAGCTGAATGAGATTGACGTCTATCAGCCGAAGACCCCGTCCGGCAAGAACAACGGACCTGAGAAACGCCGCTACATCACCAACGTGAAGTTCAGCGACGAAGACCATCGCAAGGTCGATGCGTATCTGAAGAAGCAGTTGAAGGCGAATGGTCTCCCCGAGACCGCCAAGCTGCCTTGGAAGAAGGACAAGAAGGACGGTTCGCTCTCGCTCCAGATGACCTCTGGCGAGGACTATCCGCCCCCGTTCGTCGATGCTGCGGGCAACGAAGTCCCGCGTAACAAGGTGAAGATCGGCGGCGGCTCGATCATCAAGCCGGACGTTTCGATCAACGCCTACGATGGTTTTGGCGGAGGCATCAACCTCTACATCAATCAAATCCAGATCATCGAACTCAAGACCCGTGTCTTGAACAAGTTCGAAGCCGAGGCGGGTGGTTACACCTACAACGGCGGCGATGCGGATGCGACCACGGAAGACCTCGACGACACCGACGATACCGGTGCGCCGGATGCTCCCGATACGAACACGGACGACGACATTCCGTTCTGAGGATGTCGAAGCCCGCACTCACCATCGAGCCTGAGTTTCGCTCAGGTCTCGAACGGGAGGCTGCGGCCAAGCTAACTCAGGCCGGTGTGCCCTTTGGTTTCGAAAGCCAATGGATCAAGTACATCGTGCCTGAGCGCGAGGCCAAGTATCTTCCAGACTTTTCCTTCGACGGTTGCCCGATCATCCTAGAGCCCAAAGGGCGCTTTGGTGGTGCGGTCCCGGGCGGCAAGTTTCGCGTCTCCACCAAAGACGCTGCCGTGAAGGAACGACAGAAGTTCGTCCTGCTCAAGCAACAGCATCCTGAGTTGGACATCCGCTTCATCTTCTCCCGAGCATCGACGCCCATCTACAAAGGCTCCCCAACTTCCTACGGGAAATGGGCGACCGATCACGGCTTCAAGTGGGCCGAGAAGGTCGTGCCTGATGCGTGGATTGAAGAAATCAAGGCGTACCAGAAACCCAAAAAGAGAAAGTGACCTCATGTCTGAGACCCTGACCATCGGCACCCCGAATCTCGCGAACGACCTCTCGCTGTCGCCGCAGTGCCGGAAGATTCTCGCGCACCTCGAAGGCAAGAATGACAAAGGCGAATACCGCACGATCACCAACAACGAAAGCATGTTGGTCTATCACGTGTCTCGGCTCTCGGACGTGGTCTTCAAGCTCCGCAACGCTGGCTACGCCATCAAGATGACCATGAAGACCGATGGCGTCGGCGGCCAGTACGCCAGCTATCAGTTGGTCCGATAAGCGTTGGACCTCGCAATCGCAAATACGGCAGCCACGGTTCTCCCGTGGTTGCCAGTCGCTGCTTGGCTGATCATCGCTGTGATCGCCTACGCTGCTGTCCGAGAGTTCTTAGAGAGGCTATGGAGTGAGTTGCACTAAGGGGCCGTGCCCCTGCGGACAGTCTTCGGATGCGTTCGCTACATATGACGACGGAAGCGGAAGCTGGTGCTTTAGCTGCAATGATGTTGAGAAGTTCAAAGGTGCAGGACCTGTTGCGCAGAAAACGAGTGAAGTTTCTGTGGCCAAAGGGTTCAGTCCCATCGATACAGAAATTAAAGCTATCACCGCGCGGGGCATCACCACCGATACCATGGCCAAGTGCGACTATCGCCTCGGCAAGCTCCGTGACGGCACACCGGTCCACGTCCAGCTAATCAAGGACGAGAGCGGCAAGCTGATCGACCAGAAGACCCGCACGCGCGACAAGCAGTTCAAATGGCTTGGCCAGAGCGTCTACAAGAACAACGGCGGCATCATTGGTGATTGGTCGTGGCCTGCGAAAGGCAAGACGGTCGTGATCACCGAGGGCGAGATTGACCGCATGTCGGTCTCGCAAGCCTTCGACAACAAGTATCCGACTGGCTCGCTGCCGAATGGCTCAGGCTCCGTGAAGAAGGCGCTGCTCGCGAGTTGGGAGAAGCTGCTCCGCTTCGACCATATCGTGCTGTGCTTCGACAACGACGAGCCGGGACAGAAGGCTCTCAAGGAAGCCTGCGAGCTTCTGCCGGTCGGCCGTGTGAAGATCATGGCTGTTCCAGGTAAGGACGCCAACGCGACCCTGATGGAAGATGGCCCTGCGCCTATCATCCGAGCCTACTGGGACGCAAAGCCCTTCAGGCCCGATGGCATCGTCGAGGGCAGCGAGTTCTCCCGTGAGCGCCTCAAGAGCGCCATGGGAAAGCGTAAGGGCCTCGACCTTCCGTATCCCAAGCTCAACGGCATGTGGATGGGCCTGCGCCCTGCAGAGATCACCATGCTGGTCGCGGGATCAGGTATCGGCAAGTCAACACTGGCTCGCGCCATCGCCTACCACATGCGCGTGGCTCACGGTTCGAAGATTGGCAACATCTATCTTGAGGAAGACAACGACACCTCGGTCGCAGCCTACTGCGCCTTGCATGCGGGCGTTCCCCTCAAGAGCCTCATAGCGGACCCTGCTAGCATCAGTGACGACCAGTGGGACGCAGCGCTCGCTGCAGTCGTCCACGACAAGATGATGTTCTACGACCACTTCGGCTCGCTGCAGAGCGACCGCTTGCTGACCATGATGCGCTACATGGCGGCCTCGGGTTGTCAGTTCATTGTGCTCGATCATATTTCCATTGTGGTCAGTGGCCTTGAGACGATGGACGAGCGTAAGGACATCGACGTCCTGATGACCAAGCTGGCATCCTTCGTGAAGGAAACCGGTGTAGGCGTCATCGCCATCGTGCATCTCAAACGGTCGAGCGGCAAAGACTTCAACGGCGGCGACCAGATCAGCCTCAACGACCTCCGTGGCTCCGCGTCTCTGGAGCAGTTGTCATTCAACGTGCTCGCCCTCGAACGCAATCAGCAGGACGAGGACGACAAGCTCTACGCGCAGATACGTTCACTGAAGTGCCGCATCACCGGAGAGACTGGTGAGGCCGACCTGATCAAGTGGAACATCGCGAAGGGCTGCTACGAGGTTGCGACCCGCAGCAAGGAGATACCCGATTTCGACCCTCACGAGAAAAGTGACACGGATGATATCAAGTTTTGAAGACGTCATCACGATGCTCATGAAGCACGGGGCGACCCGCAAGCAGGCAGTGAACATCATGTACGACGTACATCACGAACCTATGTCGGCCTGTCAGAACCCCGACGAGAAGGTTCGACGTCGAGAGCGCAGCTACCAGATGGCGAAGTGGGCCATCGAGAAAGCAAAGGAATACGGAAGACAGAATGCTGAGACTACTATGGGATACCGAGAGTAACGGCTTTCTGGCTAACGCCACCCGTTTCCACTGCATCGGTATCACCAACGTCGATACAGGCGAATACGTGGGCTACCGACCCCACGAACTCGACGCAGCCTTGGACCGCATGGCCGAAGCTGACGAGATCATCGGCCAGAACATCATCCGGCACGATATCCCGCTCGCCAAGAAACTGAAGAAGGGCTGGAGCCCCAAACCTGGAGCGAAGATCAGCGACACGATGGTCATCAGCCGCACGATGTTTCCGAACATCAAGGCGACTGACATCGGGCTGGTCCAAGCAGGCAAGCTCCCGCCGAAATACAAAGGCAAGCACAGCGTCGCTGCGTGGGGCCACAGGCTAGGTAACCCCAAGGGCGACTACGCGGAGATCATGGAAGCCAAAGCTCGTGAGCTTGGCCTTGAGAACCCGCGTGACATTGCGACCTACGTGTGGGGCACCTTCAACGAAGACATGTTCGAATACATGGGGCAGGACTGCGCCACCAACTTCGACATGTGGAAGCACTTCAACCCCGATGCCTACCCGCAGGCACCGTTAGCTCTTGAGCATCGTATTTCCCGCGTGTGCGATGCCATGAACACTGCGGGTGTGCCTTTCGACCTTCAGGCCGCTGGTGAGCTTCAGGCCGAACTGGTCGGGAAGAAGCATGTCATCGAGACGAAGCTCAAAGAGAAGTACGGCTTCTGGTTTCAACCAGTGAGCCCTGATCCGACCAAGTCCCTCTTCATTCCGAAGCAGCCTAACCGCAAGCCTGCGGTCGCTACGCTGGACGAGAATGGTGATTGGGAGTGGTCGAACCCCGGCTACTGGGGTGACGAGACGATCACCGAGGAGCCTAAGCTCGACGTCGAGGGCAATCCTGTCGTCAACGCAAAGGGTGTCGTGCAGACCCGCAAGGTGAAGACCTTCGTCGGCTATCCGTGCACCAAGCTCAAGAAGATTGAGTTCAACCCGGGCTCCTCGGACCACCTTGCGAAGAAGCTGATCGAGCAGGGCTGGCGACCAACGAAGTTCACGGATGGCGGCAAGCCAGCCATGGACGAAGAAGTCATCGAGAGCATTGGCAACCTGTTCCCCGATATGGACGGCCTGCCGACGCTCCTGATGGTCAACAAGCGACTGTCGCAACTCGTTGGAGGCAAGTCATCAAAGTATCCGCTGATCGACAGCGTGCAGGAGGATGGATGCATCCACGGCGTCATCAATCCGATGGGCACCATTACGTCCCGCGCGGCACACATGTTCCCAAACTTGGGACAGGTACCATCTGCGAAGAAGCCATACGGGCACGAGTTCAGACGATTATTCACAAAGCATTCCCCAACGGCTTACCACGGGACAGGTCTGGCAAGCTGCAAACTTGGGAAGCTTGTGCCTTGGAAATTCTTAGGCGCTGACCAAGAGGGCCTAGAGCTTCGTGGGCTTGCGCACTACCTGCATCCGCTCGACGGCGGCAAGTACTGCACCACGGTCATCAGCGGTGATCCTCACTGGCTCCATGCGGTCGTCATGGGCCTCGCTGAAGGTGAGCGTGACAAAGCCAACCAACTCCACACCGTTCTCCGTGAGGACGGCAGCAAGAGGTTCATCTATGCCTACATCTACGGGTGCGGAGACGAGAAGGCTGGCTCTATCATTTACGAAGCTCTCCTCAACGCGAGGAGAAGCTGTGGAGCCGAAGGCGCTGCCATCTACAGCAAGTTCTTCACCGAGAACCCCGGCGAGGATGAGCTACGCCGAGTGGGCAAGAAGGTACGCCGAAGCTTCCGCACTCGCATCGAAGGATTCAAGACCCTGCAGGACAAACTGTCTGAGCAGGTTGGCAAGCGCAATCGCGTCATCGGTCTCGATGGTCGGATCATCCCAATTCGGTCTGACCATAGTGCACTCAATTTCCTCATTCAGTCAGCCGGCGCCATCGTCTGCAAGGAATGGGTTGCCAGCGCCTTCGAAGAACTCGAACGGCGATACACCTACAACTGGGATGACCCGTGGGCTGGAGACTTCGTGTTCGTGCTTTGGGTGCACGACGAAGTCCAGCTTTGCGTAAGAGAAGGCCTTGAAGAAGAAATCGGTAAGATCATCGTCGACTGCGCGCGTAAAGCGGGCGTCCCGTACGGCCTCCGCGTCCCGCTCGACAGCAAGTACGTCGTCGGTGACACGTGGGAAGACACTCACTGAAGACACAGGGGACGCCTCAGGGCGTCTCCTACGTCTCCTGCGCCAAGTGCAGCGGGAGCACGTGCGGGTCAAGAGCGACCTCGCTCGCAAGGAAGCAGACGTCATTGCGATGGCGGCATCCCTCCAACTCATATCGACCAAGGTGGGCGCTCAGCGCTTCGCCAAGACGTGGCTGATTACCAGCAAGGGCCTCGTGTGGCTCAACGAAAAGGACGACTAATGTCAATTGAAAGCCAGATCAACACACTGGTCGCAGAAGCTCAGAACGAAGCGTGGGACGCAGGCTATCTTGCAGGCGTA